TATCTGGTTTCAACAAACCTAAGCGTACCCCTGGGCACCCTAAGAAGTCCCATGTTGTTGTCGCTAAAGAAGGTGACAAGATCAAGACGATCCGCTTCGGTGAGCAAGGTGCAAGTACTGCCGGTAAACCTAAAGCTGGTGAGTCCGACAAGATGAAGAAGAAGCGGGCTAGCTTTAAGGCACGTCACGCTAAGAATATCTCTAAGGGTAAAATGAGTGCAGCTTACTGGGCTGACAAAGCTAAGTGGTGAAGACCTGCACGACGCGCTGATGAAGTATCTGATTGTCCCTGCGGTGGTCTGGGTGTAAATTCTGCGTTAAAAGGAAAATAAAGAGATGACTAAGAAAAACCTAACAGACAAACAACAGAAGTTCATTGATGTTCTCTTTGATGAGGCTCAAGGTAACTTCGTTGAAGCTAAGAAACTTGCTGGTTACAGTGAGAACGTGAGTACTACGTCCATTGTAGAGAGCCTGCAGGAAGAAATTGCAGCTAAGACTACGAAGTTCCTAGCCACTCACGGTGCTCGTGCTGCTTGGGCTATGATGCAGATCATGGATAACCCTACAGACCTAGGCAACAAAGAGAAAATGGCAGCGGCTAAGGATATCCTTGACCGTGCTGGGCACAAAGCAGGGGATAAGTTGGAAGTAAAGGTGGACTCTCCACTATTTATTCTCCCCTCTAAGAACGATTAACCTTGACAAGTAGGTGAAAAATGGCTAAAATACAGAAAGAGTTCAAACTTCCTAAGCCAGTTGACACTGTTGATGGTTACGAGTGGCTCCCTGTAGTACGAGTTGGACGTGTTGTCCCATTCGGCTACAAGCAAGACGAAGAAGATAAGGATATCCTGCTCCCAATTCACGATGAGTTGGTTCTCTTGGAGAAAGCTAAGACTTTCTTAAAGCAGTATAGCTACAGAGACGTAGCGAACTGGCTCTCTGAGCAGAGCGGTAGACAAATCTCCCACGTTGGGTTAATGACAAGGGTTAAAAGTGACCAAAAGCGTAAAACAGAACTTACAAACCTCGGCTACCTCACCCAACGCTACAAAGAAGCAGCGGAAAAAGCCCGTAAGATCGAAGAATCCTACCTCGGTCGTCGAAGAGAAGCCGAAGACAGTACCAGCAACGGTTAAAGCACCTGAGTTTGACGTGGAGAAGGCCCAAGAGATTATCTTCGAGGCTACTCCAGGCCCACAGTCAGACTTCCTAGCCTCCTCAGAGCAAGAAGTGCTCTATGGTGGGGCTGCTGGTGGCGGTAAGAGCTACGCAATGGTGGCTGACCCTGTTCGTTACCTCAATAACCCTAAAGCTAACATGCTTTTGGTACGTAGATCGACTGAAGAGCTAAGAGAGCTGATCGCTGTCTCCAAACAACTCTACCCTAAGGCTATTCCAGGAGCTAAGTTCCTTGAGAGGGACAAAACATGGGTTACACCCAGTGGTGCTACCCTCTGGATGTCTTATCTGGACCGTGATGACGACGTTACCCGTTACCAGGGGCAGGCATTCAACTGGATTGGCTTTGACGAGCTAACACAGTGGCCTTCACCCTACGCATGGGACTATATGCGCTCTCGTCTACGTACTGCTAAGGGTTCTGGCCTACCCCTTAACCAACGAGCTACGTCTAACCCTGGTGGACCAGGACATGCTTGGGTTAAGAAGATGTTTGTTGACCCAGCCCCAGCTAATGAAGCTTTTGATGCGATTGATCCAGAGACAGGCGATAAGATGGTCTGGCCTAAGTCCTCTAAGTTCGCTGTAGCTAACGATCTTGTCGGGAAGCCTATGCTTAAGCGTAAGTTTATCCCAGCCAACCTGTTTGACAACCCATACCTAGCTGAAGACGGTATGTACGAAGCTAACCTGCTCTCCCTACCTGAGCATCAACGCCGACAGTTGCTTGAGGGTGACTGGGACATTGCAGAAGGCGCAGCCTTCCCTGAGTTCAACCGTAAGCACCACGTAGTAGAGCCATACGACATTCCAGACAACTGGATGAAGTTCAGAGCTTGTGACTACGGCTACAGTTCCTACTCCGGTGTAGTCTGGTTTGCTGTTGACCCCTCTGATGAGTCCTTGGTAGTCTACCGTGAGATGTACGTCTCTAAGGTTCTAGCTGAGGACCTAGCAGACATGGTTAAGGAAGCAGAGTACGGTGAACGCATTCGTTACGGTGTTCTAGACTCCTCCTTGTGGCATAAGCGCGGGGATACAGGACCTAGTATTGCTGAACGGATGATTTCCAAGGGATGTCGTTGGCGTCCTGCAGATAGAAGCAGAGGTTCCCGTGTCTCAGGAAAGAACGAAGTACACCGACGACTACAAGTGGACACAGATACCGAAGCACCACGAATGGTATTCTTCAACACGTGTAAGAAACTTATCGAACAACTACCAAGTATCCCACTTGATAAAAGAAACCCAGAAGACGTAGACACTAACTCTGAAGACCACCTCTACGATGCTCTTCGCTACGGTGTTATGACAAGACCTAGCAGTGGTATCTATAACAGCGACACTGGTACGTCAAGTGTACCAACCCCCTCAGACCCTGCGTTTGGCTATTAACTAATAAGGACTTCTCATGGAAGACTACGAAGACGAAACGAGTATGGACGAGATGAACATGAGTGCCCTTGAGGACACTGATGACGACGGGACCAACACAGACCCTAGTGCAGGTAACGTAGCCGCCTTTGTAACTTCTCGTTTCTCTCGTGCATCTACTGCACGTGACACTGAGGAGACACGCTGGCTACGGGCATACCGTAACTACCGTGGTATCTACGGGCCTGACGTACAGTTCACAGACACAGAGAAGTCTAAGATATTCGTTAAGGTGACTAAGACTAAAGTCAACGCTGCCTACGACCAGATCACTGATGTGCTTCTGGGTTCTTCTCGTTTCCCACTGAGCATCAACCCTACAGTACTTCCTGACGGTGTTGAGGAAACAGTACACTTCGAGACTAACGACCAGATCACCCAAGCTATGGAAGAGTTTGTTCCTCTACAACCTGGTGAGACCACCTCTGACTTTGCTCGTCGCCTTGGTGGACTACAGAAAGAACTAGAGCCTGTCAAGGACAAGCTTGTCTCCGGCCCAGGTACTGGTCCTACTCAGGTAAACTTCCACCCTGCAGAAGTAGCAGCTAAGAAGATGGAGAAAAAGATTCATGACCAGCTAGAAGAGTCTCGGGCTAAGAAGCACCTCCGTGCTGTAGCCTTTGAGTGTGCTCTGTTTGGTACCGGTGTCATGAAGGGTCCTTTCACAACCAACAAAGAATACCCTAACTGGGACGAGGAAGGTAACTACGATCCTACGATCAAGACTGTACCTAAAGTCTCTAACGTGTCCTTGTGGAACTTCTACCCAGACCCAGATGCATCCAACATGGAAGAAGCTGAGTGGGTTGTAGAACGTCACAAGATGTCTAAGCCACAGCTTCGTGCTCTTAAGAAACGCCCTTACTTCCGTGACCATGAAGTAGACCTTGCTATGGAGTATGGTCCTAACTACATGAAGGAAGACTGGGAACAGACTATGGAGGACGATGCCCAAGAGGTAACAACAGAACGCTACGAAGTCCTGGAGTTCTGGGGTAACGTAGACATGGAAGTCCTAGAGAACTACGACGTAGAGATTCCAGCAGAGCTTGCTGATGAAGACGAAGTAAGTGTTAACATCTGGGTATGTCATGACCGTGTACTCCGTTTGGTTATCAACCCATTCACACCTACAGTCATTCCCTACTATGTTGTCCCTTATGAGCTTAACCCTTACAGCATGTTTGGTATCGGTATTGCCGAGAACATGGACGACACACAGACACTAATGAACGGCTTCATGCGTATGGCAGTGGACAACGCTGCACTCTCCGGTAACCTCGTATTCGAGATTGACGAGAACGCACTAGTCGATGGGCAGGACATGAAGATTTACCCAGGTAAAGTATTCCGTCGTCAGTCGGGTGCTCCTGGTCAGGCTATCTTCGGCACTAAGTTCCCTAACGTATCTAACGAGAACATGCAGATGTTTGACAAGGCACGTCAGTTGTCTGATGAGTCTACAGGCTTCCCCTCGTTTGCCCACGGGCAGACAGGTGTTAGCGGTGTAGGTCGTACAGCCTCTGGTATTTCTATGCTCATGTCTGCAGCCTCAGGTGGTATTCGTTCTGTCGTAAAGAACTTCGATGACTACCTGCTAGGGCCAATGGGCAAAGCTTTGTTCTCCTTCAACATGCAGTTCGACTTTGATCCAGAGATTCGTGGTGACCTTGAAGTTAAGGCCGCTGGTACAGAATCACTTATGGCTAACGAAGTACGTAGTCAACGTCTCATGCAGTTGCTTGGTATGGTGCAGAACCCAGCCCTCGCTCCATTCGCTAAGCTTGACTATATCATCCGTGAGATTGCTAAGAGCCTTGACCTTGATCCAGATAAGGTTACTAACTCTATGCAACGTGCTGCTGTACAAGCAGAGATTCTCAAGGGTATGCAAGCACAGAACCCACAACCACCACAGGCTGGACCTGGAGGGGCACCAGGAGGTGTAGACCCAACAGGCGCTGGCGGTGGTACCATTGGCACAGGACAAGCTCCTGGCCCAGGTGCCCCAGGCTTCTCAGCTAACACAGGAGAAGGTGGAGAACCAGTATGAACCTAAAGCCATTCGTAAATAACAAAGACCTTTATGACGACTTCCTTGAGGAGCTTGATCAACGTATCGTTCAGGAGCAACGTGGACTAGAACACGCTGTTGACGAGAAGATGATCTACCGTCACCAAGGAGCTATCCATATGCTTCGTAGACTTAAGCAACTTAAGGACAAAGTGAATGGCTAAGACACGAGCACAGATGGAAGAAGAGAACCGTGCTGCTGCTGAGCAGATGCTTCCGTTACCTCACGATCTACCTGCACCCTCAGTACCTCTTATGGAGATGCCTGTTGACGAGTTCCTTGGAGCACTACCAGAGATTACTGGTGGTGACCAAGAGCAGACAGACTTCCTCATGCGTGAGTACAACCGTATCAACAGTCTAACCGGTAACATGGACGCTGATGTAGGCGAGGGACGTACTGGTATCGCTGGTAACTTCCTATCCAAACCAGAGGGAAGCACTGGCTGGGACGCTGTAAGGGGCCTTAGAGTCGAACCTCGCGCTGGAGCCACTGGGGTAGCCCAGGGTGTAGAGCAGGCCCTCACAGCCACTGGTAGAGCCGCTCAGGGCAGAATGCCTGATGAAGACATGACTATGGAGGCATTCGGTGCTGCAAGTCTAGGTGCTGCCCCAGGTCTAGCCTCCGCTGGTAGAGGTATCGGTCGTGTCGATGAAAACACTATGAACATCTTCGGTGGTAATAGAGCCACAGACCCAGGGTACACTCGGAGTGGTGGTAGAGCACCTGTGTCCACTGGGGCAGACAATAACTTTAGATTTGAAATAGACGACTCAGACTTTGCTGTTGTAGAGCAGAACATACCTAGAGCTACTAGCAAGACTCTGGGAGGTAATCCCGTTACTCTTGGCGAATCGATAATTCACGACGAGTTATTCTACCAGTACCCTGATCTAGAAAATGTACCTATCTTCTTTGATACTAACTTAAAACAAAATACTCGTGGAGAGTTCCAGCCACCTACAGATGAGTTTCCTAAGGGTTATATAGCTCTTAACCCCGATAACTCTCCTGAACAGAATAGGCTTACACTCATCCACGAGATTCAACACGACGTGCAACAAAGAGAGGGCTTTGCCCCTGGGTCCAGCCCTATCGCCGCTTCTCAGGCCAGTGGAACTCGGGGCAGGGAGTTTCTTGCAGCTAATAGAGACAAGGTAATAGACCAACTAGAGACTGCAAGACACGAAGACTTCTCGGGTTCAACAGAGGGTTTCATACAGCTCTTCAACAACATCCCAAGGGAGATCGCAGGTCAAAACATAAGAAGGTTAGAAGAGGCTAATGGTCTTTTACAGTCTGTCTTTAACTCCCCTTTGTCAAACGCTAACCGTAGGTCAGCAACACTTCTTGATGTTCAGATTACAAATAGGCAAGCTCTAGAGGGCTTAGCGGGGTCAGTAGCTAGAGGTGACCTAGAGTTTGACTCCTCAGTACTTGGTCCCTATGAAGGTCCTTTCAAGAACATGGTCGAAGGAGCTTCATTAAAGGCGGATGGTCTTAAGGGTGAGGCTGCAAGTATCTCTGACAAAGCTCGTGAAGAGTTTACAAAGATATTCATGGGTGACATGCCTGGGTTTATTCCCAGTGAAACACCTAAGATGCTTGACCTGCTTATGGCAGACTACCGTACATCTATGGGTGAGGTAGAGTCCCGAAACACGTCTAACCGACTAGACTTAACACCTGAAGAACGTGCAACGAGAACACCAGAAAGCACCGAGGATGTTCCTCGTGAGTTTCAGTGGGACGGTAGGACTGCATACGGAGAAGGTGGTCTAGACTCAAACCTGCTACCTGCTAGTGCAAGTGTAAGCCAGAGTAATCTTGATGCTTGGTCAGAGGGTGCTTACTTTAAAGACCCAGAAACAGGTCAGCCACAACAGATGTATCACGGAATGGGCGGTACCTTACGAGGTGAGCCTATTGAGTTCCTGGGGGATAACTTAGAACCGTCCTATGCTGGCACACTAGGCCCTGGTACTTATATAACTAATGATCCATCTGTAGCTTCTAACTTTGCTACAGGTAAAAGGGGTGCAAGCTACACTGACGAGAAGTTTGGTGGACAAGTGTTCCCAGTCTACACTAACGTTACTAACGTAGTAGACGATGCTGTCATTAATTCTAATAGAGAGTTACGCGAGGAGTTAGCTGATAGGATTATAGACATTGCAGACGAAAATGGGGATCAGTACCTTTACGACTTAGTGGATAAGTTAAAGGCTGACGGAGACATTAAACTTGGTAGTCTGTACACCCGTGTAGAAGACGGTAAGGTTAGGTCGAGTGGCGTTGGCTCCTTAGTTAGTGAAGTGTTTGAAACAAACGGTTACGATGCTGTAAGTACGGTAACAGATAAAGGGTTTCACGAAGCTGTAATCTTTCAAGGACACGGCGGGTTAGAGTACCCTAACCAAAACATTAAGAGCACACTCCAAGGCCCTGACGGTGCCTATTCACGGGAGACTAATGATATGCGATTCGCTGAAGGTGGTTTAGTGGCTGAGGTATCTAACAACGCTATGGCAGACTACTTCAAGGCAGCGTCTGGTATGATGTCTGAAGAAGAGTTTACTGGTAAGCACAAGATGTCAACCAGAGCATTCGAGAACAAGTTTGAAGAACAGAATAACGTAGACATCTCTGGAGCGGAAAGCTTCACGGAGATTACAGGTACATCCAAAGGAGATAACATGCGTAAGCAGATGAGCTTTTTCAATGAAGGTGGTATAGCTGCCCCTCGCCGTGACCCAGTGTCAGGTAATGAGATTCCACTAGGAAGTTCTGCTGAGAATGTCCGAGACGATGTTCCTGCTATGCTGTCTGAAGGTGAGTACATTGTACCTGCTGATGTAGTACGTTTCTTTGGTGTTAACTTCTTCGAGCAACTCCGTGACAAAGCCAAAGGTGGTATGCAGGAGATGGTCGCTGATGACCGTGTAGGAGGTAATAACCCCCAACAGGAGAATATGCAGGTAGACCCAGAGATGGTTCAGGCTGTAACACAGATGGCTGAGGGTGGTCTTATCGACTCCGGTAACATCAACCAGTTAATCGACAAGGTTGTTGAATCAGCTAAGACAAACCCAGAGCTTCAAGGTATCTTCCAGAAACGTGGTATCATGATGGCTGCGGGTGGTCTTGTAACTGGTGAGCAAGCACCTATGGCGGGCGTACCTCAGGGTACGTTCAACCCTAACGACTGGTCCACTGTTGGAGGCTCGTACATGGGTGCTCCAGGTAGTAGTGGTAATTCTCAGGGCAATGGTGGGTTCACATACGTACCTTACACAAATGCCAACGGGACTACAATGCAAATCTTGTTCGTTAACGGTAAACCTGCACAGACAATTCCAGAAGGATTTACAGCGGCTGGTGAAGCACCGATTGGGTCTTCTGCTGGAGGTACCACTAGCGGTATTACTAGTCCCGCTACTCAACGGAACAACGATGGTGACAGGCACAGCAATGCTGCTGCTGACTACGCAAGGACTTCAAGTGGTACTGGTGGCGGAGACCTTCCGGACTTTTCCTACGGTGACCCACTGAGTGAAGTAGACTTCAGTGATCCTGCCGCTGTTATGCAATGGGCGAATGATCGACTAACTACTGACGAGAACCCACTAGGCTCTTTCGCTAGCGGTGCTGCAGGTTTCCTTGGCGGTGCTATTGGTGGTCCTCTTGGTGGTGCATTAGGTAAGATTGCCTCTTCCGGCTATGGTAAGATTCGTGACGTTGCTGTTCTTAATGCGGCAGCACTACAGATGGAAGCTCAGGGTGATGCAGCCACAGCAAAGGCTCTAAGACAGTTAGCTTCTGATGCTACTGACGCCTTTAAGCTTAGTGGTATGGTCCCTGAAGGTATGATGGACGGTTCAGCAATCTACGAAAGGTATTCTGGTCAGGAAGATGACACAACTCGTGCAGCTTTCGGCACTAATAGCTCAGGTTATACAGCTACAGGGTCAAGTGGAGCAGGTATTGAGGCGGCTAAGTTCATGACTCAAAATGATAGAGATGCTGGTCAGACATATGCAGACACAGGTGGTGATCGTGCCGATACTTGGACTGGTGGTCAAGTAGCCACTAACCAGAACTACTCACATGGAAGTAATAACGATGGTACCTCCAACAACGACGCACAGGATGCTCAAGATGCTAGGAACAGAGCGCAAGACGCTGCTGACAGAGGTGGATACGACCTAGCAACAGGTGGAAGATATAAAGGTGGATTGGTCACCCGCCCTAAGAAGTAACTTTAACGACCATTAAGGCCACCCGCTATAAGCGGCCCCAAGGAGAAACAAATGGCTAACGAACAGATGACACGTGAACAACCTAAATCAGTAATGATTAACCCCAACCACAACAACCGGAAGAACCAACAGCGCATTGAGCAGGACGAGAAAGAACTCGAAGAGCTTATGAAAGGTGAGTCCTCTGAGGAAGAAGAAGTGGTTGAGGATGAAGAGGTAGAAGAAGATACCTCTGAGGTTAAACCTGTAGAGACAGAAGAGGTTGAAGAAGAAGACACCTCCCTGTCCAAGGAAGAACAAACCTTCAAGAAGCGTTACGGTGACCTACGTCGGCACCAAGCTAAGAAGGAAGAGGAGTGGGCAGCTAAGTTAGCCGCTCTAGAGAACAAGACAGAAGCCCAGGGGTTTGCCCCACCCAAGTCTAACGAAGACCTAGAAGCTTGGGCTAAGAAGTATCCTGATGTAGCTGGTATCGTAGAGACTATCGCTGCTAAGAAAGCTCAGGAGATGTTTGAGAAGACTGATAGTCGTTTCAAAGAACTTGATGAACTAGCATACGAGACTAAGCGTACCAAGGCAGAGACACTTATCCGTAAGGCTCACACTGACTTTGATACTCTTAAAGCCTCTGATGACTTCCATGACTGGGCAGAGAAACAACCAACATGGATTAAGAACGCACTGTATGACAACGAGGATGATGCCTCTGGTGTTATCCGTGTCATTGATCTGTACAAGACAGACAAGGGTATGACCCCCGCTGCTAAGAAGGTACAGGCACGAGACGCTGCATCTGACGTTAAGACCAAGGGTTCCCCTAAGCTTGACTCCGATGGAGCTGGTAAGAAAATCTATGAGTCCCAAGTTGCTCGTGAGAGTGATGCTTGGTATGAGAAGAACGAAGCCAAGATTGCAGAAGCTATGGCTACTGGAAACTTTGTTTATGACATCTCCCGTAAAAAGTAGTTGACATCTAAACAATTCTTGGTATAACTAAGGGTATTGTAACGGAAGCCCCTTTATGGACACCTTCCGTTACTCCTCCCCTTAATACGACTGGGGAATACTCCCCATACAAATAGCTACAAGAAACAAAGACAACCTGTGAAGCTAGCCCTCGTCATGATCGAGACACCTAGTGTACCAGCCCTTCGTTCAGTGTATCGCTATTGTCCTTAAAACTCTAGCCATCTATACTCAACAAGGAGAAATCACATGGCATTCGCATCCGCAGCAGGGCACGGTAACCTACCCAATGGTAACTTTAGCTCCGTAATCTATTCGAAGAAAGTACAACTTGCTTTCCGTAAGGCCACAGTCTGTGGCGACATCACTAACTCCGACTACTTCGGTGAAATCTCTGCTCAAGGTGATACAGTACGTATTATCAAAGAGCCTGAAATCTCTGTAAGCTCTTATGCACGTGGCACACAAGTTACTGCACAAGACCTGGACGACGAGGACTTCTCTCTGGTCATCGACAAAGCTAACTACTTTGCTTTCAAGACTGACGACATTGAGACTGCACACTCACACGTTAACTTCATGGACTTGGCAACTAACCGCGCTGCTTACCGTTTGGCCGACAACCATGACCAAGAAGTTCTTGGCTACTTGTCCGGTTATGCGCAGTCCACTCAGCACGTAAATGCTGATGGTGTTAACACAACTGTGAACGGTACTAAAGCTGTATCCACTGCTGGTTCTGACGAACTGTTGACTTCTATGAAGTTGATCAAAGGTTCGTTCGGTAACATCACTGCTGGTGGCGACAACTCCATCCCAGTAGCTGCTCGTTTGCCAGGCGCAACTGCACTGCCAACACTGTATGTTTCCCCCGTCATGCTGATTAACCGCATGGGCCGTTTGCTTGATCAACAGAATGTTGATAAGGCTGGTCGTTGGTTGGTCATCGACCCAATCATGATGGAAGTTCTTATGGACGAAGATTCACGTTTCTTGAACGCTGACTTCGGTGACTCTGGCGCACTGCGCAATGGTCTGGTCTTGAACAACTGGAATGGCTTCCGCGTTTACGTCTCTAACAACCTTCCTGCCGTTGGTGGTGGTGCTGGTACAACTGGTACTGCTGACCAGAACACTGACTACGGTGTAATCGTTGGCGGTCATGACTCTGCTGTAGCAACTGCCGAGCAGATCAACAAAACTGAATCGTATCGTGACCAAGACTCCTTCGCGGATATTGTTCGTGGTATGCACCTCTACGGTCGTAAGATTCTTCGTCCAGAAGCTCTTGTAACCGCTAAGTACAACCTCGCGTAATAGGAAAGGATAACACGTTATGGCTAAATCTCAATCAATGAACTATCAACCGACTATCGTTGAGAAGATCGTAACTCTTGGAGTTGCTTCTGGTACCGTCGAAGGTCCAGCAGTTCCTGCAGGTTGCGTTGTTCTCTCGGCTGGTATCGAGTTCGTCACTGCCCCTGGTAGTGCTGGTACTTCATCCACTGTCGCTATTGGCGATGGTACAGTTGCTAACCTGGCTGCTACTGACATGCAAGCACAGGCTGCGGGCACCATTCTTGGTGGCGTAGTTCCTAGCTTCATCTCTACTGCTGACACTATTGACGCCATTCAGGTTGTCTCTGGTGCTGGCCTTGTAGCTGCTACTGCCCGCGTATGGGCTGTAGTTTGCCCAGTCTCTGAGTCCACCCGCGCTGCTGCTGAAGTAGACCGCGACACTCTGGCTTAACTAACCTAAGGGGACCGCTCTTGTTTACCACAGGAGTGGTCCCTTTTTCATTTGACTAACACTAGAACTTAGGGTATACTTACAGTATGACTACATATACAAAGAGACCTGGGTTCGAACGGGAGGTCAGCACCTCTGGCCCCTCTGGTAACTCCGTATCCATAGTTAATAGTACTACAGTGGCCTTGGCAGATGCCGAGGTTTTTACAGGTGAGTGGGAAGATGTAGACTCCGCTAGAGATGTGGTTATCTCTGTGTCAACTGACCAAGATGGTACGTACTCTATCCAGTTCTCCCCAGATGGTATAAACCAGGACAGCACCCTCACCCGCTACTACCGCACAAACCAAATTAACGTACCTCACAGATTTACAGTTACTCGTAGTTTCTTTAGGATTGTGTTTACTAACGACTCCGGTTCTGACCAGACATACCTCAGACTACAGACACACATCGGTTCTTATTCGAACCTAAACGCACCACTTGATTCAACCCTTTCTCAGGACTTCGACTCTGTTGCTGTACGTCCAACTGACCCTAACAGTGAGATTGTCTTAGGTACTCGTCAAGGCCAATCAGCTTTCCTTAAGTTTGGTTTCAACGACGATGTTGACACTTCCGCTGAGGAAGTCATTGCATCTTTTGGCGGAACCTTCACACCGCTGACCACAGCCTCAACCCTTATCCTTGTCTCAAGCAGCGCATCAGATACATCCGCAGGTACAGGCGCTAGGACACTCTTCCTGGAGGGACTAAGCTCAACCAGGGAGTACCAGTTCGAGTTCATCACTATGAACGGGACAACCAACGTAACAACAGTTAATAGCTACCTCGGTGTAAACCGTATTGTTGTATTCTCATCTGGCTCCGGTATGACCAATGCAGGGAACATCTCCTGTACCGCAACAACAGGTGGTTCTAACCAAGCTTATGTCCCTACTGGAACAGGTGTTACACAGCAGTTGATCTACTTTAATCCAGATGGTGTGCAGGGCCAGATACGTGGTCTAAGTTTCTCTGTTCTAAAACTGTCGGGCGGTTCAGCACCACGAGTAACTATCCGGCTACGTGTATGGAACCCAAAGATTACAAACTCAACGTATGTTATCCGTAGGTTTAACCTTGACACAAGTTCATCAACAGATATAACTAGGATTTACGATGTCCCTATCAAGCTTGATCCTACCGATGTCCTGTGGGCCACTATTGAAACTAACACAAACAACACAATCGTAGATGGGTCTATGGACGTAATCCAATACAGACTCGCAGCTACCTAAGGAATACAAATGGCATACGATTATCTTGGACTAGTGAACGATGTGTGTGGTCGAGTCAATGAGACTCCCCTCACGTCTGCTAACTTCAACAACGCTGTAGGGTTCTACTCCACAGCCAAAGAAGCTGTGAACTCTGCTATTCGGGACATGAACCAACAGGCATTCCAGTGGCCCTTTAACCACACAGACTATGACGAGACACTGGTAGCTGGTCAATCACGCTATGCTTACCAAGCAGACACCAAGGCTGTTGACTTCGATACCTTCCGTATCCGTAGGAACGACACCTTTAACAACAGTACTACTCACCTCAAGTTCATGGACTACGACGAGTACGTTGAACGGTTCATTGATGCTGAGTATGACTCAACTAACGAGAGTATCAGAGAGGTACCCAAGTATGTATTCCGAGCACCAAACCAAGAGTACGGCGTCTACCCTGTCCCTAAAGAAGCCTACACACTTAGCTACGAGTATTATGCTCTTCCTACTGACCTGTCAGCTAATACTGATGTCCCCTCTGCCCCGGTAGCTTTCCGACATGTGGTTGTCGATGGAGCGATGTACTATGTCTATCACTTCCGTGGAGACACAGAGACTGCTGACCGTCTACAAGCTAAGTTCATCAACGGTATCGAGCGGATGAGAACTATCTACATCAACAACAACTACGACTATGTCCGTGATACACGGGTAGGTCAACGTAGTCCCTACGGTTCTAATACACTGAGGCTAACCTAATGCCTACACGCTGGGAAACATTCCCTGTTGAACTCTCTGGTGGTCTTGTCTCTAACATGTCAAGACTACAGCATGGCTTGAAGATGCCAGGGTCTGCACGAGTTCTACAGAACTTTGAGCCATCCATTAAGGGTGGCTATCGGCGTATCAATGGGTTCGTTAAGTACTCTGACAGCATTGTTCCACCTTATGGCTCTGGTGTCGTACAGGGTAGTGGTCAGACAGGCTCAGTCCTTATCATGTCCAACATCCATGAGACTCCGGTTGAAGGTGACATGTTCACTATTGCTGGGGTAACTGGTACGTACACTATCGCTGCTTCTGGTGTAGTGTACAGTTCTGCAAATAAAGAGGCTACACTCACACTCACCACTACACTCGACTCCTCTCCTGCAGATCAAGCTGCTATTACATTCACCTCAGGTACAACCATTATCGAAGGTGTGTTCTACGAGACAGAGGCAGACAAGACATATGCCCTACGTGGCGGTGCTCTGTGGAGAAGCTCAGGCACTACATGGGACCTTGTTAACGTACCGACCTATGGGACTACCCTGGTCAATGGTGCTGCTGAGAGTGGCACTACGTTGGCTGTAGACGGTATTGCATCTGATAGCTATATCCCACAGGTTGGTGATACCTTTACTGTAGCAGGTGTAGAGAAGGTCTATACGGTACTCTCAGTGCCTACTATAGCCTCTGGTGCAGGTGACCTAAGCATCTACCCAGCACTGGCCTCTACACCCGCTGACAACGCCGCTGTGACGTTCCTAGCTACAACACTGTCCGGTGGCACCAAGGCACGGTTTGAGACTATCAACTTTGACGGTACATTTAAGAACGTAATGGTTGATGGAGCACACAACCCTGTTGTCTTCACAGACACAACATTCAAGACTCTCCAAGGGTCTACAGATATTACCGGTGCTAGCTTTGTGACTGAGTTCAAGGACCACCTGTTCTTCGCTAAGGCTGACCTAATTACTTTTAGCTCGCCATTCCTAGAAGAAGACTACACACCAGCTAATGGTGCTGGTAGCTACCGTATCCACCCCTCGAACTGTACTGGTTTGATTGTCTTCCGTGAGCAGTTGATTAACTTCTCTGAAGAAGATATCCGTAAGCTTACAGGTACTAGCAGTGCAGACTTTGCATTAACGACTATCACTAACGATCTAGGGTGTGCCCGTGGTGACACTATTCAGGAAGTCGGTGGTGACATTCTCTTCCTAGGTCCTGACGGTGTACGCTTCCTTGGTGCTACTGAGCGGATTGGTGACTTTAACTTGTCACTAGCCTCTAGGGACATCCAAGATATCTTTACTGCTTTCATTGATCCTAGTCGTGAGTTCTGTTCAACTAAGATCAGGGAAAAGAACCAGTACCGTATCTTTGGTTATGTCCCAGGCAGAGCAAGCACACAGTCCATTGGTTACATCGGTACACAGTTCGCAGACCAGAGCGGTACAGCTATTAACTGGAGTGAGACCAGAGGCATCCAAGCCTACCGTGCCTTCTCCGCCTACTCAAATGACACCGAGATGGTTATCTTTTCCAACGCATCAGGTTATGTGTACAGACTAGACAGTGGTAGTACCTTTGACGGTGTAGACATTATGGCCTACTTCTATACACCATTCATGTCTGTTAACGACCCACAGATTAGAAAGACTATGTTCAAGATCAATACCTACTATGACCCTGAAGGTGTTGTTGATGGTTTGGTCTCACCAAAGTACGATTTCAGCTCACCTAATAAGGTTCAACCTACAACAATTCCTTTTGATGGTGGATCAGCAGGTGCAGTTGGTGTATACGGAACAGCGGTCTACGGTAGTTCCTTCTACGGAACAATCCCAGAGACTGTGTCAGAGGTACAGGGTGTAGGTTCGTTCTTCACAGTGAGCTTACAGTACCAGTTTAGCGGCGGTGATCCGTTTATCTTGGACACAATACTACTAGAATACTCAACAGAGGATAGAAAATAATGGGCACTGGCTACATTAGAAATGACGTAAGCAACGATATCGCTAACAACAACGTAGTGGACGCTGATGACCTCGACGGTGAGTTTGATGCTCTCGTTGCCGCCTTTGCTGCTGCCACAGGACACACACACGATGGCACTGCTGCTGAAGGTGGAGCTATCACTCTTATCGGGCCTTCGCAGGAATACGTATCTGACGGTATTGCTTTCTTCCCGAGTACAGACGATACCTTTGATCTAGGTAAAGCTTCTGCCGAGTGGAAGGACTTGTACATCGACGGTACAGGTTACCTTGACTCCGCATCCATTGGTGCTCTCACAGTTTCAGGAACAGCAAGTTTCACTGGTGCAACTATTAATGACCTAGGCACTGTAGCTGCAGTAGACATTAATGGAGGCTCTATTGATGGTGCTTCTATTGGTGCAGCCGTTCAGTCTACAGGTGACTTTACTACTCTCAACGCGACAAGCCTTACTCTTGATACAGAGCTGGCTATTGCTGAGGGTGGTACTGGTGCTGTAAGTGCTGCTGATGCTCGCACTAACCTTGGGGTTGTTATTGGTACAGATGTACAAGCATGGGATGCTATCCTAGATGCAACCACAGCAAGCTATACAACTGCAGAAGAAACTAAGCTCGCTGGTGTCGAGGCCAGTGCTACTGCTGATCAAACTGGTGCTGAAATCAAAAGTCTGTACGAAGCCGAAGCAGACACCAATGCTTTTACAGATGCTGATGAGACAAAGCTAGACGGTATCGAAGCTCTTGCAGATGTAACAGACACAGCAAATGTGACTGCTGCTGGTGCCTTGATGGACAGTGAAGTAGACGCAGACATCAAGACACTTAGTCTTCCTGCTAGCACTACTATTTCTACCTATGGTGCGTCCCTAGTTGACGACGCTGATGCTGCTACCGCACGGACTACTCTTGGTCTTGGCACTGCTGCTGTAGAGGACACAGGGTTCTTCGCTACTGCTGCTCAAGGTGCCTTGGCTGATACTGCTCTGCAATCTGCTGACGTAATCTCACAGGACGACGCTATACTAAGCGCTATCGCTGGGACTATCACAGTCACAGCCGTAGACGTATTCGTGTATGATACCTCGAAGGACTCTGACGGTGGTGCATGGCGTAAGCGGACACAAGGCACAAGCTGGTACAATGAGACGCTGGACACAGCGACCCGTGGCTCTCGCCGTGAGTTCCCTGCTGTTGCTGTGATTGTGGCTCAGGTTACCAAGATTACTATTTATGATGGTGATGATCCAAGCCTGCCGATGTGGATGGTGCTTGACAAAGGTGGGCCTGGTGCAACTCAGGACATGATCGGGGCCGGGGCTGACGGCACAAATTACTCTCTGGTTGCAAAAAACGGGTCTATTGTGGCTGGTGTGGATGGAGGTCTGTATGTCGTTGATCTTTTAACCGACACAGGCAAAAAGTTCAACACTGCAGGCATGGCTTTGTACAACGTCAGTATCTCTGGTAGAAACAGCGGTGCAGGATTTGCTTCTTTCGATGCGTCAGGGGGTATCGTCAACACCGACGTCAACTACGTAGCCATGACCGTCCTGCCAGACGCCCCGATTGACCCTGCGACTGGGCTTCAGGTGCCTACGATTGCAGTGGCGACTGATGGTGGCGTGAGTGTGATTAACAACGATGGTACAGTTACTGACAGTTTAGTAACTACCGCATGTTTTGATATAACAGTCGTGGACACTGGTATCTTCATTGTAGAAACATCAGGAAAATCGCGGCTACTCTACGCCACTTACGCAGACATGCTTGCTGGTGACGGTTGGGGTGACGAGGTTGGCGACAGGGATGGAACCGCTGATATTGATTTGCTCGTAAACCTAGACTATCTAGTAGCTAAGTCTGACAACTCTTTAGCGATGGGCAGCTACCAAGGCCCTGAAGAACTAGCCGTTGACGGCCTCATGCTTCACAAGCCTAACTACACCACACAGACAGAGGGCATGTCCGCCCTTCTCACCTCCACCTACAACACAGGCTGGATGAACGGCGACATCAAGGGTGCCTTCCTGTCCGATACCTATGACACCGATCTGGTTCCGTCTGGTGAGTTGGTGACGAATGGCACGTTTGATACAGACCTTACAGGGTGGACTGATCAAAGCACTGGCACAGGTACAGCTACTTGGTCTGCGGGAACAGCGGTTCTCACACGCGACGTAGGTAGTGACAACGCTGGTGAAATTGAGCAAGTGCCTAATGGTCTTGTTGAAGGTTCCAGCTATGCTATGACCTTCACCATCGGTGGTGACGACTGCTTTGTGCGGGACATTAACAAGGCAGGCGCAGCTTTTGCTGCGGGTACTCACACGATATATTCTGTAAAAGATGCCACTCTTACAGATGCAATAGAATTCAAATGCCAAACAGACAACGGTACGTCCACAGTAGACAACGTATCAGTCCAACTAGTAGACGCAGACCGCTCGGTGAACAACAAACCCCTAAACGTCAACGGCACTGTGACCCGCACGGCTGTAGCAACTGGTGCTGATCTGGTGGCCTACTCTGGGTTCTCTGCCAGCAATTACCTTGAGCAGCCGTATAACTCTGACCTTGATTTTGGGACGGGTGACTTCTGCGTGATGGGGTGGGTGAAGGATGTAGCAAGTGGCTACGTCTTGCTTCAAAGAGGTTCGTCAAGGGAATTTGCAATATACACTTCTTCGACCGGACTTAATATTTACGTTAATAATACTGCCAAGTCTTTTGCAAGTGAGTCCATTTTATCAAGTCAATGGGGTTTCTTTGTCTACTCCAGAA